CCAAGACAACGTTTGCAACCTGGCGGAAAGATTGTTGTGGTTATGACACGTTGGTCTACCAAAGATATTACAGGTCAGTTACTTAGAGCTCAAATGGCAGATGACGCTGACCAATGGAAAGTAATTAAGTTTCCAGCCATCATGCCATCAGGTAGAGCGTGCTGGCCAGAATTTTGGAAATTAAAAGAACTGCAAAAGACTCAGGCAACGCTGACCCCGTCTAGATGGAATGCTCAATATATGCAAGAGCCAACATCGGATGAAGGTGCTTTGATCAAACGAGAGTGGTGGCAGGATTGGGATTCAAGAACTTTGCCTTCACCAAGTTTTGTTTTACAAAGTTACGATACAGCTTTTCTAAAATCTAACACGGCGGACTATTCTGCGGTTACAACATGGGGAGTCTTTGAAACTGAAGATAATGGACAGCAGTGTATCTTAATGCACGCAGAAAAATCCCGGTTCGAGTTCCCTGAACTAAGGCGCAGGGCTCACGAACTTTACTTGCAATACAGACCTGACATGGTAATCATCGAAGCCAAAGCTTCGGGTCTGCCACTCGTGGCAGAGTTAAGACGAATGGGAATACCAGTAACTACCTTTACACCGTCGCGAGGAAATGATAAGTTTGCGAGAGTTAACTCAGTTTCACCTCTCTTTGAGGACGGAAGAATATGGGCGCCCTTTCACGAGATGTATGCTCAAGAGGTGATTGAAGAATGTGCTGCGTTTCCACACGGCGATCACGATGACTATGTGGATTCGGTAACACAAGCGATAATGAGATTACGTGGAGGTTATTTCATTGCGCATAGAGAAGACGAAAAGTTAGAACCAATTAACAGAGGTAATTTAGAATATTATGGTTAGTAGATTTGGGGTTGCAGCATTAACACAACTTATAAAAAGTTTAGGGGGTAAAGCTGTTACAAGAAGAAATATATCTTTTTTAGGGGGCAAAGGTCCTAAACAATCTTTATTCAATAAACCTCTATCACCACGAGAAATATCCACGAGCTTTGGACCGGGGACCAGGAATTTAACTCCACAAGTTCAAACATTACTTGATGACTCTTTTGGTTATTTAAATTCAAATAAATTAAACGATATTCAAAAAACTATTTTAGGAAACAACTTAACAGGTTTAAGAAACTTTCAACTTACACCACCGCCAACGCCAGGTGGAATTATTACGGCTCAATCTTTTAAAGACTTAGCAAAAGCAGGCGGTCGAGGATCTGATTTTAGAGATTTAGGTATAAGATTAGCTAGACAGAAAAAAAATAGATTCCCAGGTAAAGTAACAAAAGAAGTTCAAGCAGTTCTGAAAGAAATTGATAATAGGATCGTGGCTAAAGGAGATATTACGATTAAACAATTTAATAGTTTATCTGAAATACAAAAAAATAGATTAAGAAGAATTGAAGAACCAAGCATCGCAGAACTATTTCCATTCCTTAAATTTGCTGAAGGTGGTATGGTTCCTGAGTCTCTTGGCTTGGCTAACATATTGGCGGTATAATGAAAGAGTTTATCGATATAATTGAGAAGGTTGAAAAATCTAGCAAATTAAAAAAATACGATGGACTAGATAGCGATACCTACCCTTCAAATCCAGAGCAAAGAAAAAAGTTATTAGCGGAGCCAGAAATGGCTACTGCGGTGGAGATTATAAAATTAGATGATCAAGAAACTAACTAGGACTGTGCCCCCAAGATCAGGACCCACGCCTCAAGGCTTGAATATTCAACACAATACTGTTAAGACTGTAAGATTGGAGAATTTAAATGGCAGACGACAATATAGACAAAGCGCTACCCAACGTAGAGCAAACAATAGAATTACCTAGTGAAGAAGAATTAGTCGAAGCGGCTCAGTCCGAAGAAGACAAAGTCCCTGATCCAGGAAACACTGAAATCGTACAAGGCGAAGACGGTAGTGTTGAAATTAATTTTGATCCCGCAGCCGCGAGTCCTGAGCAAGGTGGCGATCACTATGCGAACCTAGCAGAATTATTGCCCGACGATATTTTAGAAGACATGGGTTCCGAGTTATTTGATAACTACACACAATACAAAACTTCAAGAAAAGATTGGGAAGATGGTTACACAAAAGGTTTAGATCTTTTAGGATTTAAATACGAGATTAGAACACAGCCTTTTCAAGGTGCAAGTGGTGCAACACATCCTGTGTTAGCCGAAGCCATTACACAATTTCAAGCACAAGCGTATAAAGAATTATTGCCAGCACAAGGACCTGTAAGAACACAGACGATTGGTAAAACAGATCGTGCGAGACAAGAGCAATCGCAAAGAGTTAAAGATTTTATGAATTATCAGATCATGGATAAGATGAAAGAATACGAGCCGGAGTTTGACCAAATGTTGTTCTATCTCCCCCTATCAGGTTCGGCTTTCAAAAAAGTTTATTACGATGAACTCTTAGGACGAGCCGTCTCTAAGTTTGTCCCTGCTGATGATTTGATCGTGCCATACACTGCCACATCTCTCGATGATGCTGACGCAGTGATGCACACGATTAAGATTTCAGAAAATGATTTAAGAAAAAAACAAGTGGGTGGTTTCTATAGAGATATAGAAATTAATCCAACATACATGCAAGAGACTGAAGTTGAAAAAAAAGAAAGAGAGCTCGAAGGTGTTAAGAAAACAAGAGACGAAGATGTTTACCAACTTATTGAATGCCATATTAATTTAGATTTAGAAGGCTTTGAAGATAGAGATGAGTTTGGTGAGCCTACAGGAATTAAATTACCATACGTTGTAACTATCGAAGCAGGATCTAGAGAAGTTTTATCGATCAGAAGAAATTACCAGATTGGCGATCCAACAAAACAAAAAACTCAATACTTCGTTCATTTCAAGTTTTTACCAGGTCT